GACCAATTAGACACGATCCATCAAAAGTCCCATAGCGGAACCAGCAACTGGACCTCCATAAGAGGCAGCTGATGAAACCATAAGAGACTTGAGAGCTTTGGTGGCTTTCTGTCTAAGCCTAGAGGAAATTTGTGACAAATTCCCAGATTCAGCTGAATCCTTATCTGATGCAACCATAGCAACAGCTTGTTGGACAAGAACATTGTCGGGCCAAGCTGGTGTAGTAGCACGAGAAAAGAAATCCAGTGGATCAACCTGTAATTCCAAGTTATAGACAATTTCGATACCTAGCACATTTGACGATGCTTGGCAATTATCTAATCCAATATACAGGTGATTCCAATCATTGCTGACAGCAGTAGCTATTGCCTCGAACTTAGTCGCAGTGTAAGACTGCGCCTTAGAGATCCAATATACATCGGCGCCATAAAGTGGAAACCTCATGACTTCTTCATAAGAGGAACTGGCAACATTAAAACTGATACCGGAATCTGATGCAGTGGCCAAAATCAAAGTACCTTGTGATTCAGTGGCTTTGGCACTACAATAAACACGTACACCCCAACTGACGATACGATATTTATTAAAAGTGGCGTCAATGGAAGAGTACCCATCAGCGGTTGAATAGGCATTCCAAGCAGTGACCGCGTCGCCGGTAATGGTGGATGCTGTAGTAAACGAGTCATTAAGAGACGCATTTACTTCCATCGCACCTTTACCATTCGCGTCGGTATTCAAACCTTGATAACTCTTGACTTGAATAGCAAACGTCTTTGACGAATCACGATCATATAACTTAGCACCTTCTGCGTGAGGACAAAAGGGATCTAAGTTAGAACAAACCGCAGTAATAAGCTCATTACTGGGTCCTTTATTAATACGCGTGTTTCCCCTTTGTGAGGGTACTCCGTACGCGGTTTGTAAAAGTGTGGCATTTCTGCCCTTGTTATTGTTCTTCTTCTTGGTTGGCATCGTATGATACAATAGTTGCTTTGTAATAATACGGGGTTGCTTTACTTTACTGCGATTGATTTGGGGGTCACCAAACCCATCGACCCCCGGCAAGGTGACATACTGTTTGATAAGTTCTATTCTAGACTTAACATCAGCACTACACCATCGAGTTTCGTATATAAACGCCTGGTATTGTTCGGGCTGAGTAGCCGTACTAAGCAATTTATACAACGATTTAGGCCAACTTTCTAACGAAGCTCGCCACCGTCCATCATGGCTTTTAAAGAAATGGTGGCTACAAAAGCTAAAACCATCCTTTAAAGGATCCATGACAGCTACATCTCGAACCGTGAGTCCATACGACTTATAGGTTTCTAAAACTTGATCAAAATCCGTACCAAAATCCATACAGTCGTCTCCTTGGGCTTTAGCGCCCGTGACACAACTAACTGAATATGACAACAGAAGTCTCAACAAGGTATTAGCAGTAGAAGTCTCATAACGCCCTGACGCGATGACACCAGGAGTGACTTGTCTGCATAATTTTCCATTCATAACAAAGTAAGAATGGGCTATTAAAACAGCCAACTTTTCCAGAATAGACTTAAGATTCATATCTGAATCAATAAGCGTAGACATAAAGTGGAAAACGTCAATCAATGACTTCTCAGATACGGTTCCGTCCCATTTGCTGACGTCAGATACACCTACGGGGTTACCGTTGGCGCACTTAATAACATCTTTAGCAAAATGTTCAACCATATCATCTGTAAAACCTATACCCAACGTAGATGGAAGTGATGGGTAAAGTGCAACTAGATACTTGCTTAATCGACCAGTTGCAACTCTCGCTACAAGTTGGTCAATCAAACTAGTACCCCAGATAATTCTCGAACGATCGATTGGTACCAATTTTCGAGAAGGGTGGGGCTCCCATTTCTTAAAGACATAACAGGGATCTATTAACTGTAAATAAGATTCGGGGTCATCAGTAAACATGGACCGAATTTTGCTCAAATCAGTGGCGGCGATTTTATGAAGACGCTGAAACGTCAGCCTCTTCAATTCATCGAAACCATAAGCTTTGCAAACTTCGGCATTGGAGTGATAACGAGTATTGAACGGGTAACCAGGACTACTATCTCCTTTCAGAGAATCGTAGGCTTCCTTAAACAACTGATCAAAATTGGAAAACAAGTTAACTTTAACATTAACATTTCCAAAGAGGGCTCTCAACCTCTTCTTTGCTCGTTTCATCGCACTTTTAGGCACTTCCACTCTTTGCCCCATCAAGGATTGCGCAGCAGCAGCTTCCAACGACTTTTCATTCATAGGGGGCCAGGAATAATCCTTTAATTCAGGAATTATTTCCAACACTTCTGAAGGAATAGCACGAAATTTTCTAGATATTTTATGGCTATTGTCCTCGCACGTGCCTACTATTACATAGGAACCATAAGACAGATAATCACTGTTATATGGCACATCGTGAAATTTAATATCACCATAAGTTTCAAGACTCTCTAGTACTCTAAGACTAGAAGAGCCTCCATACCTATAGCCCTGCTTTGCTAGTTCGTCGGCGACATCGGCTTGTTCAGCCCAATTGGCTGAATCAATATCTCCAGTTAAGTAGATATCACCGTTATGAATTAAATATTCAATTTCGTCGCGGGTGACAAATTCATAATCATTGTCGAAACCCTCACGATTTCCTTCCTTTGCCTCTCTCAATGCTTCATAAGCTTCAGCGAGCTTTTCAGCTCGATCTTCTAAAGCGTCGATATATGAAAATTCAAAGGAATCACTCCAACCTGTTTCTTTAACCTTGCCACCTAGAAAACCCATAGATTGAAATGGGAACAAAGCGGTAGCGAGATTGTAATTCTCAGAACTAGCGGAGGAGTGAATCATGACGACTTTACCGCCAGAAAACACTGGTAAGCCTGAATAACCAGATTGCGTGCTACAGTCATGGCGAACCATAGCAAGCTTATCTCTGGATAAGACGGTACCTCTAATTTCAATGGTATTATTTGAGCCTGGTGCGTAGATAACACACGCTGACTCTCTCCTAACATTGGAAATAGATTGTGATCTGGCTCCTAGATGGGCCCAATCTGGAAAGGATAACACAACAAAAGCAAGATCAGATTTAGTTTCATTAGAAATAACTGTCGGAGACAGTACTTTGGTGAAACCATTTCTACCTGTTAATGTGAGCTTACGCTCACAAGAGCCCAAGACATGTGCACAACTGACCAGAAAGGGTCCTAATCGAACACCGTACCCGACACCTACAGCAGATTCGATTTTAACAATGCCTCGCTCATATAGAGGTTTAGCAGAGGGGAAAATCTTTGCTGCCTTGATAGCTTTCTCCTTGACACTAGCAGAAGCTTGTGGAACAAGTGGAAAACCGGGCACACCAACTCTTTCGCCAATACTGTTAACTAAAACTGGCACGAAACCGCCATGTTCACCTGAAAGGGCTACATAGGATACGTTAAGTACCGGAAGATTGTAATCAGTCAAAACGATTGGGTCGGACTTCTCAGGTGGATACATATAGTTAAAGTAATAAGTGTTGAGGAACAACAACAAACTACTCGCAATGACATAAACACCATAGAAGAATGCTACAACTATGACTAGGTTAATAAATGCGTGACGTCCGTCTTCCAACAAGACGTCTGTCGCATTAACCCACAGCGCATCACCATTAATAACAATATTTTCAAAGTAAGGCTTGAAAGACCCTACAAAGTGGTTCATAATGTGATACTTCTCATTCATTTTATAATTTCAGTTTAAAACGAATAAGCTCCAAGATTTCAAAATTTGAGTATATA